ATGCTTGGCGGTGTTTGGGTCGTAGCCTTCGCGCTCGAGCTGAGCTTCGATGTCAGGCTCGCGGATTGTGATTTGTTGGGATATAAGGTTGCCGTGGCGGTCCCATTCGACGCGGAATTTTCCGTAGGGTGTGTCGCCTTGAGCCATTCGTCCGCCGGATTGGGTGGGGTTAATTCTCATGGTAATGTGACCGTTACGGTTCCTCCGGAACTTCCGTAATGCTTTATGGCGGGGTTGCATATATTCTGGTTAGGTACGGGTGACCCTATAGCGATCCCCCTTCCGCTGTCAGCTTTTGCTTTGTAGCAGGCCAAAATATCTTCACATTCCTCGCTCAAGGCTTCTTCCCAGCATTCCTCGACGTACTCATCGTTGTATTCGAAGACTAATGCGCCAGCGGCGGGGAGTGTCACTGTCGGGATTTCTCGGATTTGGATCGTGACGCGGAAAACTCGATTGTGTTCTCCATCAATTCCTATGGTAATTTGGAGTAGATTCAGGTCGATCGTAAATTGTGCGGGTATCGCGCAAGAATTCAATGCGTGTTTTGTCTGTGTTCCCCAGCCACCTGGTGAAGGGTCATCGTAATCTTGCCTATATCCGCAAATTCCCGCCTCTCCGGAGTAGACGGTGTTTGTGTATGAGACCAAATAAGTTCCATCAACATTTAGAGACGCCATTTTTCGATTTGGCTCAGTCGGCACAAGTGTACTGTTGTAGTTCACGCAATCAGTACACATGCTCGCGTCGACGCCAGCAATGTTTACCATGATTTCTGGGCCAAGCCTGCAGGCATTCGGGCAACCGCTGCACGGGCAGTCATCGCAAACCAATGTCTTGCCGTCATCATCAATCAAAAACTTGCCATTATCATCGACCCAAACCTCGCCAGCCATCATCACGCCAATCAGCTTTCGCCACCAGCGACCATCAAACCATCGTTTATGCCGAGACAACCCATCATGTCTCGGTAAAAACAGATGCCGAGGTGGTGTCAAAACGTTTGGTAGAGCGGTCATGGGCAACCCACCATGTCTAGGGTCTCGCTGATAGATAGCAACACGAGATCGAACCCACCTGATCCATCTGGTATCCATGTAGCCGTACCGTAGGCCGCCGCAAGCAAAGCCCCGATGGCGGGCCGAGTGCACCGATGGGGTGTTGAAATTGGATCGACAGCCGTCAACAGGGGGTTACCATCAAGGTCTGAAACTGTGTAGGTGAAGCTACACTGCGTTGTCTTGTCGCCTGCCGAGCCGCCTGTCTGTGTGAGGTCGACGGGAAACACGCCTATCTGCATAGGCTCGAATATCCATTGGCCTGACAATAGTCTTGCTCGCCCGCGCGTGCCGATTGGTAATCCTTGGCGCTCATAAATATCAAGGAGTTCTGGATTTTGGATGCCATCCCAAAGCCGAGAGCCTGTAGTCCAGTCCCCGGTTGTAGAATCCCATACAATTTGGTTTGCTTTATAGTATCCCGAAGAAGCTCCGACTTGCGTAATTTCTACCAATGCGGGGTCGCCACGAAATACAGGCTCTTCCCCCGGATGGGATCGGGGTCTTCGCATCTTTTCCGTCCATCGAACTGATGAACCGATACGGTCTCGCGATTGTTTTGAAAATACATGTATTGGCATTTTTTCACGCTAAAAGAACGGCCCATGTTTTTTGTTGATATGGCTTACGTGTGATTTTTGCAGGGATTGATGCTGCCAATCCTGCTCCATCAAGTGGATGTGGAACAACCACGGGGTTGTTTTCAGCGTCTTTGATGGGAATAAAATCCCCGCCCACAAGTTCGTTCAGACCGCGATCATCAAAGACATCGTCCCATGAAGGCCTGACGATGATCTCTAAGGTTTCGACGTAGTAGATGATATTTTGGCCATTGCTAAGCTGTGTTGTTTTCTGGTTGCTGATCGTGAATTGATCAAGATAAGCTTGGCCAGCCGAAAAGCTTTGACCGCCAATCGTGATGGGACCATTGTTTAGATGGCCAAGTAGCGGCCAGATAATCGCTGTTCTGCGTGACGTTCTATTTTTCACGAGCCGATATACCAAGCCTTCTGAAACATTACGCTCAGGCATTGAAGAAAATAAGTCGCCAGCGCTGTTGGCTACAGGATTTCCATCGACATCCTCGAAATACTGTTCCGTAGCGTTAAGCGATGAACACGAAACTTCCATGGGCCAATCCAAAGGATTTTCACTGGCTTGATTCTTCTCTTCTTGGTCTGAAGAGTACTGGATGGTTACTTTGATGATGGTTAGGTCCGTCGTATCCCGTCTGGCTCGACGTCGTATGGCGATGGCGGATTTTCCTGCTTCCCAAGCGTCTCGCTGCTGAGGTATGCTAGGGACAGACAGGGCCTCATGGACCGTACATGTAGTTGACTCAAACTCCACTTCATAAACGCGAGCGCCTGACCAAACGCCCTTGTCTTGCCCATAATCTTCGGAAATCAGTCTGACTTGATTCACTGCTGCCATTTAAATTCCCTGCTCAACGAGGATGGTTGGGTTTTGACTGTTTTGAGCGATGACATAAAGAGATGCTGCCATTTGTCGCTGGACTTCAAGCTGCTGCCGTGGCGTCTCGTCTTGCTTTTGGAGTCCGGGTGCGGTTTGGGCTGTAAGGCGATCATCAAGGCTCTGATCACGATTGAGCCTGGCACGCGTGTCGTCAATGCCGAGTCCACCCTGTGATCGATCCGCAAACCTTGTAGCTGTATCGCTCGCTTCTATGATCGGGGGGGCATCACGACGGGCCAAAAACGCCAATCTTTGGGCATCGGCAGACCCGGCTCGAATGAGATCTACATCACGAGGCTGCAATTTCTCTTGAGCCTGCTCGTATCGGTCTTCAACTTGAGTCATCGCATGGTCGAACGTGTCAAAGTCGATCATGCCTTTGGAATATAACGCTTTGATGCGTTCGACTTCTGCTTCAAGTTTGTCGGCGGGGGATGTTGCTGCGTCTGATAGCTCTTTCGCAAACTCCATGTCTTCGATGATGCTTAGCTTGTTGATAGCTTCATCGATCTCGGACTTGCTGGCTCCAAGGCCTTCCAACTTGACGCGGAGTTTTTGCTCTTCGTTGAGCCCAAGGTCTTTGATTTGCTGATCAAGGTCATCAACGATCACCGATACTTCTGCACTTGCCTTGAAACTGTCGATTTGTTCGAGCTTGCGACGGGCTTGGTCCAGCTCTTCGTTAGTCGCTCCGATCTCTTTTAGCTCGTCAAGCTTGATTTCAATCTCAGACATTCCGAGTTTTCTGATTTGCTTATCTATTTCGGTGATCTGCTCGCTGACTTTCTCTCTTGCTTTTGCTTCCTGTTCTAGCGCATCGATTACATGGGCCGTCTCTGCCGCTTCGCTTCTTCGAGCCTCGGCATTGGCGGCTAGAGTCTTGGCGTTCTCTTCCGCTGCTTTGCGAATGTCCTCAAACACACCTGCAACGCGTTTGGAGTTCTTGCCCTCCATAGCGTCGGCAAAAGCTTCATCGGCTGCCTTGGCTGATTTCTTGGCGGTTTCAATGAGTTCATCACCCATCGCTGAAAGGTTGTCTGAAAATTTGACTTTGACACCTGGCATAAGGTTCACCACCGCTTCGGTGGCTTTCCCAACTAGCGCCCAGCCTTTGGCCATCCAACCCAATCCAGCAGTAACCACCGCGCGAGCTCCATGGAACGCAGCCTCAAAGTAGCCCATCCAATCCGTCACGGTTGCGATGCCGCTTGTGACCCACTGAACGCCCGAAACGATCGTGCTCGACATGCCTTCGCCTGACATTCCAAGATCGAGCATTTTCTTTGCTGCGGCTTCGATGTATGGGGCCAGTGCAACCGTAAATGATTGACCCGCGCCTGTCACCACGGCTTTGGTGCGCGTGATTGCATCGTTTGCGGCTTCTACCTTTGCAGCGTCTACGCGAGAAAACGACAGGCCGAGCGCGTCAGCCTCGGCGGCAGTTTCGGCCAAACCTTCCGAACCCAAGGCGAGGAAATTCAGCATCTCTTGACCTTGACGCCCAAACAATGCGTAAGCCGTCGATGCCCGGGTTGCTGCGTCGGTCTGTTGATTGAGCCGATCGCTAATCAGTCCCAAAGCCTGTTCGGGTGTCTTATTTGCGAATTCCTCGGCAGACAGGCCCAGTGCGTCTAGGCCCTTGACACCTTCACCATATCCCTGCTTAGCTTCGCCCAGACGACGCACAAGGCGCTGCAGCCCTTTATCGACGGTTTCTTGTTTCGTGCCTGTTAGCTCTGCGGCGTGGTAGTAGCCTGCCAGAGCTTCGGTGCTTACGCCCAATTCGTCTGCAAACTTCGCCTGGGCATCAATCGCCGACAAATGATGCTTGGTTAGCAGCGCTAAGCCACCGACCGAGACGAGGTTTGCAACACCGCCCATTTTCACCAATTGGCCTGTGATGCGGCGAGTATCACTTAAGAATGCTTTGCCGCCACGTCGAGCTTTCTCCAAACCCGTCGTGAAATTCGACGTGTTGAGTGTCAGCTTGTTGGCTAGTGTGTGTATTCTCGACATAACTAAGCCTCACTCTTTTCTTGAGCCTGACACATCAAGGCCCATCGCTTCCATGCCCGGCATTCTTCCTCAGCTCGCTCTTGCGGCGTCGGCGGTTTTTCACGCCAATCAATCAGGCAATCCGACGCCGACAATGTCCAGCTCCTATATGGGTTTTCGTTGTTGATGGCTGCTCGAATGACTGCCGTATAGGATCGCAGTTGATCAACCAAAGGTGGATTAAGTCGAAGATGAGCAAGCCAATGGGTTAGCTCCCACTTGTCCATTTGGGACACTTCCTCGTAGGTCATTCCGAGTTCACGAGCGAGAGTGAACTTGGCGTCGAGGATTCGGTCCCTTCTGAGTTTCCCTCGGCGGCCTCAATGTCGTCTTCGTCAATCTTGTTGAGCGATTCGGCCGCGTTATAGGCCCGTCGAATCTCAGGCGACGGGAGTTTGGCGAGAGCCTTGGCGTCATCGTCTGAAAACAGCCTATTGCCTTCAGCATCGCACAGCGTTCGGGCCAGCAATTCGCAGGAAATTTGAGTCCCGCTCCTGTCAGTGTTCTGGGTAAGCCATTTCTCGAATGATGACGATTCTTCGCCTGTCATTTCTTTTACGTAAAGCGTCTCACCAAATGCCTCGACAGGCTTGATGATGATCGCGCGATTTATGATTTTTTCGCGTAACGACATGTCACGTCCTTATTATTGCTTGACTGTTCTAGTTAGTTTGGTAGTTAGGATTTCTTTGTGACCTTTGTTTTCTTGGCGCTGGTAGGCACTTGATCTTCGATCGATTCAGCAAGCTTGGCTTTGATTAGCTTTTGAGCGGCGGATTCGATCATTTCGACCTCTTGTCCTTTTTTGTATCCGTTGAGGTCTTGGGTAATTTTGATTTTCATAGTTCATCTCCATGGGTTGAGATTTAGTGTTATTGGTAATTTGGTTTTTATAGTTACGCAGCTGGTGTCCAAACAGGAACATCGTCAACCGTGATGGTCATGAGGATCATTTCTTCACCGTCGCCGTTCTTTTGAGGCTGAGTGAAATCGCTAATAAAGCCGTCAAACGTTGCGTGTGATCCGTCTACCAATTGGACTTTCCAAGCACGCATGACGCCAACGAGCGCGTACAACGTAGTCATGTTGGCTTTTTGATAGTAGATCGTGGCGGCAGCGTCTTTTCCGTTTTTCCAATTAGGCTTTTTGCCAACAGTTTGTGTTGCTTTGTCGAGCCACTTCAATTCAGTCGAGTTAACCGATAAGCCCGGCGGTGTGATGGTCTCAACACCATCGACCTGTTGATAGGTTGGCGTGTCGGCTAATAGGCCATCGCCGTAGTGTAAAGTTGATCCAAACGTTGAAGTTGTGTCACTGGTTTGCATGGTCGCTCCTATGCGGTGGGTTTGATGATGTAGGTAAACCGAAAGCCCGCTTGCCGGGCGTGTGTGCGTATTTGTCCGTCACCGTTTCTATGGTCGGTTTTGAGGTCGATCGAGTCGTCATGCAGAAACCTTTGGATCTCCACATTGACCGCGGCCTGGTCTTTGTCGATGACTTCAACGATGGCCGTGCTGCCGCTTAGCAGCGATTCGATGGCTTGAGTAATGTCGTGAACGGCTGTGTATGTACTTGCCAAGGCTGTGATTTCTAGCGAGCCTTTGTATGTGGCCATTGAGTCGCTTAGCCCAGAAACCTTTTCTGTTATTCCAACCGTGATCGCTACAGCCGGCAAGTCGAATATCTGGGGTCTTTCGACGTAATAAATACGATCACCAACAAGATTCGTGACTTCGACGGATTCGGTCAGCAGCTTACGGATCGCTTGATGGATCATTTGGCGGCCTCCTGATCAATCCTCTGCTGTAGCTTGTCGTGCATCGCATCGATTGCCGCCTGCTCAGCACTTTCACGAGCACGGCGAAGGAATGGGTTGCCTGGCACAAATGACCCGTCAGAGGCGACATGCCCATCATGAACAAGGTGAGCGTGATATCCGAGATATTTGCCTTTGATCCGAGCACCAACGACTGCGACAGCCGTCTGATCCTTGCGATAAATGCGTGTACGCTTGGCTAGCGAGCGTTTTAGATTGCCTGAGTCAACGGGCGTCTCTACCCTTGCTTGCCTCAGAATGGGCGTTGCACCCGCATTGACAGCGACACGGGCAGCCTTTCCGCGCACAGCCTCGTCCAAGCGTTGGTAACGTTTGATGAGATCGTCGAAATCGGCTTTGTTTGCTTCAATGCCTGCAATCATGATTAGCTCGCTGATGGTGACTCAACGCACTCGATTTTCCATTCGCGCCCTTGGCCATCCGGGCTGATTACTGAAACCACCGACACGACACGTTCAGTCGCCAGCAGCAATGTCACGCGGTGTAGCTGGGTCACTGGTGCCGAATCTCCTTGACCTGGCATCGTGATCATCCACTTGGTTTCTGGGACAGCTTGGTCAGCCTGATAGCTCTCTTTGCCCGACACCCGTTGTGCCTTAGCCCTGGCGATTCCGACCAGTTTGTACTTTCGCACCTGTTCACCACGATCACTGACATCAAAACCATCAGGTTCTTCAATCCTGATGCGATCTCGATAATGTCCAGTTGGAGTTCTCATGCGTGAGCCCTCCTTGGTGTAATGGTGTCGAGCATCCCGATGACTGATTTAGACAAGTTCTCAGACCAGTCATCGCCTCGATTTGCATAGCGCGCGGCGCACAAGCTCAAGACTGCCATTCGGGCGGTCCCGGCTAGCTCTGCCTCAGTGGTGAATTCGATCATGACCGGGGCGATGCGCGTACTATCAATGGTTGGGAAACCTTCGCCTGTTTCCGTGACGATGATTCGATCGCCAACGATTTCAACCCTGTATCGATCGCTTGCCAAAACCTGCAAATCGTCAGCAGCGTCGTAATAGGAGAGCTGCCAATTATCATGGCCTGCGCCAACGATCTCGAAATCGAGCTCGGAAAACATTGCAACAGAAACCACATGCCGTCTTCGGGCATAGCTCACGCCAGTCCGTTTTGCAACGTAATCAATCACGTCAGGAATGATGATCGTTGAGATCATGTCATCATCGTCCACTTGGTAAGTGGGGATGTTGAGCCATGCCTTGACTTGATCAGTCGTCAGCGTCGATGGAACAGCGTCAATAGTGGTGATGATGGTGAGTGACATCGTTACTTCGCTGGGGTTTCAGTGCTCTTGTCTTTGCTTTTCTGGGCTTCTGGCTGAGTGGTTTCGTCCGTGTTCGTAGGCTTGCTCTTGGTTTTGCTGGTTTTTGGACCTTTCTCGGCAGGAGCCTTATTGGCTTCAGTTCGACGGTTTGGAAAGCGTTTTTTGTATTCAGACATTTCAAATGCTCCGGGTAAGGGTTCTGAAATACTCACCAGCCCTTTACGGAGTGGTGAGCGGTGGGTTAGGGATTGAGATGACTACGAAGCCTTGATCGTCAGTTTCTTGACTGCATTGACGTCAGCAATATCACCATCAGCGTCCCAGAACGCGGAAACTTCAATGGTTTCGTTCTTAGCCATATTGGCTTCGCTGCGTCTCAGGCGAGGATTACCAACCACGCGCAGTTGGTAGGCCTTGAAGTAGCCAAACAGGGCTGTCACATTACCTGCGCCTACGCCTGCCATTTGTTCATAGACATCTACTTTGTAGTCTTCAAACTTCCAGCCGTCCGCATCTCGGAAAAACGTTTGGTGGAACTTATTTTGGCTCTGTTTGAGCTTGAGCATCTTGATGAACATGTCTCTTGACACAGCAAATCGAGCTATATCAACATCCGCATAAGCAGAATCGACCGTGCCGATGAGCTCGATCAGGTCGCCGAAATCATCGAACACCCCTACTTCGCCCGTGCTTTCGACACCCGCTTCGGCAGCATTGACCAAACCATAGGCTTTGCTGATGCCATCTGCCAAAAGACCGTCAGTGCTGACTTTGCGAGAAAGGCGACGCAGCAGCATGTCACGAACTTTTCCTTCGACGTCATAAGACGAATCGCGGAGCAAGGTGTAACTAATTTCAATGCTATCGGAAGAGTATGGGAACGAGCCCAAAGCCATACCCGTCACTACTGGTTCAACGTTGTTGTTGTTTTGCGTCTCACTGTCACGCTGGCGGCCGCTGTTCGCTGTGTCGTCAATAACTGGAATGGGAATTGTGCCGCCGACGCTGGTCTTATGGACTTCAACGCTTTGCATGAGAGGCGAAAAACCCTTCATCTTTTCAAACACATCGCCCGGCGATTGTTCAGGCACCTGGACACCGCCACCGTCACCTGTTGTCAAAGCATTCTGAACCTCGCCGGTTCTGAGGTAACGATTGAACGCTTCGCGCTGTTCTTGGTAGTCACCCGACAACCCTTCGGAATCGATCGCATCTCCAAGGCGTCGAGTTTCAAGGTTGGCAACAGATGCAAGATTGTCGCGTTCGGAGCTAAGTTATTGGCCAAGATTTACAAGCTCATTCATGCGGTTTCGTTGGTCGTCGGTGCGCTCAGATGGAGCAACATCGAGGATCGATTCCACTTCGTTTTTGATTTCACCGATCGCCAATTCAATCTGACCGACGTTGCGTTCGCCAGAATTCAAAATAGCTAGAGCGCTTTCGCGTGCTCCGCTTTTTTTCTGTGGATTGACAAGATCATTGAAGGGGCCGATTGCGGCAAGCGCGGAGAGCACTGCCAGTTTTGTAGGTTTCTGAAACATATTGTTTCCTTTATTTCGTTACTTCTTTCGTGTCTTCGGACCTTCCGAAGACGAGTTGTTTTGCTGAGCTGGTCGGCAACGGCCCCGTGAGCTACAGCAATCCGAGCATGGCCCGGACCTTTTCGTCGTCATCGGACGGCGAATCTTGCCCTGGCGTTTTTGGTTGGTTGTTGGTTTCATTGCGTTGAGAAGCCTGCTTGAGATCGTCCCTTAGTCCATTAATCGAATTGATGAGCTCAGTGGAGTCGCCCGAGCGGGACTTATCATCTTTCCTGGCTGACAAATGCTTTGCTGAATCCGGAGCATTTTGGAATCGCTCAAAATCGATTGAACATTCAATGGCCTTGCATTCATTGACTTGATCCGCAAAGCCTTTCTCGACGGCGTTTTCACCTGTTAGCCAAGTCTCATCGGTCATCATTTGTTCGATGTCTGATTGGTCGATGCCGGTGCGTTTGCTAAAAGTCTTTGCAATCTGCGACTTCATTTGCTCAAGCACTTCTGCCTCTTTACGGATTTCCTCCGCATTGCCCATCACGATCGACCATGGATCGTGCATCATGAAAAATGCGTTTTCGGCAATCCTGATGACGTCACCAGCCATCGCAATCCAACCAGCAGATGAAAGCGCTGCACCATCGATATCGACTTCAATTCTTGCTGGGTGATTCGTTAGCTGGTTGTAGATGGCCAGAGCCTCGATAACTGATCCGCCTTGGCTGTTGATGTGCAGGTTGATCAGCTTGGCGTTTGGGTGCTCTGCGAGTTGATTCTTTACGGTCAACGCACCGACCATTCCGGCCCAATCTGGACCGATATCGTCATAGATGTACATATCGATCTTGCCATCGCCTGCGTTTTTTACAGTCAGGCCCGAGTTATTGGGTTTATTCGTCGATGCCATTTTGTATTTCCTTGTTTAGCTGGAGTCGTTGTATGTTCTTGGCGATAGCATTTGCAATGCTTTGACCTTGGTCGGCAGACCACTCGTTGAGCAGGTTTCCAAGCGTTTGGTCTTTTGCTGCGCTGGTCGTGCGCTGCCGATTGTGGGTGCTGTCTATGGCGCTTTTGACTTGTGCAAGATCGAGATCGAACCGATCAGCAATCCACTCACCAATGTGTTGTAAAGCTTCATTGACATGCTGTTCATGGCGGTCATAAAAAGCGTCAAGTTTGCTCTCAAGCTCGTCTATGGTGATTGTGTTTTGTTGTTGCCTATCCCACTCACGCCTAACCGCATTCGTTTCTTTAGAGCTCAGACGCTTGCAAGCGTCCATGAACAGCGGTGCAAGGTTGTTTGCTAAATTGCCATCAGCAGTCAGCGTTACGAGTGGCTGCATGTTGTTTGCGGGTACAAGGATTTGATCCCCACCCTCGACAGGATCAAGGTCTTCTTTCTCTCGAATTTCGTTGATGGTCTTGCCGCCAAATCCGACGTATGTCTTATGAACATCCGCACGAGTTTTTTCATCGCCTCGTAGCAATGCTGAGACGTTGGTATTGAATTTCAGGCCTTTTCGCCTGCTCTCTGGCGTGAGCAGTTTCAACGTGAATTCCTGATCGATTCGAACAAGCCATGGTCTCAATCCGTCAACCACATATCGGATTTGTTCCTGCTCAATGCTGCTATAGCTCGTTTTCGCGTCGTCACCAAGTTTGTGTGGTGGAACGTTGAAAATTCGGGCGACCACGCGCGTTTGATGTAGAGCCGTCTCAACGTGCTGGGCTTCACGTTGCGGGGGTTTGTGATCTTGGTATTTGCTTCCTGGAGGCAAGATGCCGGTTTTCCCTGCTGAAACCAGCCCCGAAAAGAGCTTGTTGAAACCCTCTATGAATGTTTTGCGATCTCCCTCGGGCCATTCGATTTCTTTGTCTGTTTCGATATGGCCTGCTACGCCAGAGGCTTGGCGATAGAACTTTTCAGCAAATTGCTCTGCCGACATCGTCACACCTAAGGCCCTGGCACACATTGCGACCGGGCTATCACCATTTTTACCGTCGATGCTTGGTGCCTGTAAGTGCAAAACGTCAACAGCATCAAAAGCGACATCGCCTATGACATATCGATCGTATCGACCCCGCGAAACCTGATGATCGACGCGATGCCATGGCATTATTTCAAGACGTCTGCCTGCTCTGTTGATATATGCGGCCGCATTTCCCCATAGCAACGCATTGATATAAAACGCACCGAAAAAACGTGCCGGGGTCCATAAGGGATAAGGCTCTGTGTGTACGAGATAATGCGTCCAATGTTTACGGCTAACATGCCGCCGCCCCTGAGAAGTGTCTAGCAAACTCATGGGCAGTGTCGAAAGCGAACTGGTCAGTAGGTTGATTGCAGAAAAGACGGGCTCGATAGATCGTGCATTGCCACCAGTGACGCGACTACCTGACATCGACTCATAGAAGCCGAAAAAGTCTTGAGCCACACTGCCTTGAAGCTTGGAGGCATTGACTGGCCCGCCCTCTGCCATAGCAGCGAGAGATGCGGCCGCGTGATCGATCTGGTTGAAATCAGCAGTGGTATTCATACGGCGTAAACCTCCGTCTCACGGCTGATGCGTCGGCGTTTCTTACCCTTGGAATCTTGCCCATGTCGAGCACAGGCAAGGCCAAGAATTGCAGAAATGATGCCATCAATATTTTGATGTTTGCTTCGTTTGACAAGAATCACGCGGTCTTCGTTATCGACCTTGGTCCGGCAATTCGACAGATTCCACGAGAGCACAGGATGATTATTGTGCTGTATACGCGCGTCCATCACGGCAGCTTCAAACCCCCTGATGGGATCATTCATGGACCATGGTCTTGGAGACCACTTCATCACGTCGAGACCAATTTCGTCTGAGCAACGTTTCCAAATGTCAGCGGTGCCCACGGGGTCATGACCGATCATCTGGATGTCGTAGCGCTCAGAGCAACGTTCGATATATTCAAACACAATGTCGAAGTCGGTGACTCCGCCGGGAAAAGTTGATATCAGTCCGTCATGTTCCCACTGGCTCATCGGAGCCCCGCTCAATCGCTGACGTTTGGCAATAGATTCACCGGGAACCCATATCTTTGGAACAAGCCTGAAAGTCCCGTCATCCATCGGGAATACCAACACAACGGCACTCATATCCTCAACCCAAGCCAGGTCACCACCTACAAAACATGGCCGACCTTCAAGTTCTTCGATATCAAACTCTTGCTGGCTTTTCTCCCAATTTTCTTGCGAAATGAATGATTCCACACTTGAAGTCTATATTCCTAAAAAGAAACGCTCGAAATTACTACGCTTGCTCGGTAGATCAATTGCGGTGCTGATTGTGCTTCTGATTTTTGATTCTTGGATGAAATCGCCTGCACCTGGATTTACTTTGACGTAGGCTTCATAGACCGCATTTTCGCCATCATCCCAAGGGACGGGGCCATCGTGTTCTACATCGTGTTCATAAATTATTGGTAGAAGGCCATTTGCTTGATAGATACCCTGATCAATTTTCTTTGATCGATCGTATAATCGCCATGCTGCGGATTCTGGGTCGTATACACCGGCTGTGCTGATTGAAATTGCCAAAGGGTCAGGCCGCTGAGCCATGCCATTGAGCATAGTGTCCCAAATTGCCTCTGTTTTCTTACCGCCTCTATGGATTTCATCGAGAACAAACATCGACGGGTTAGGTCCATCAAGCTTGTCATCGTCGGCAACGACACACTTGTACATGCCGGGCCTAGTTTTATCTCTTGATTCGATTTTGTAGATATTCTCACGTACCCACAAAATCTGCTGTAGAGCAGGTGATTGATAGATGAAACCAGCAACCGCACGAAATACCAAGGCCGCCTGATTGATACCAGTGCCTGAACCGCTATAAATCTCCGGGCTCAGATTCATGCGTAGTCCATGAAGCAAATGCGTCAAAATGAAAATTGCCGCCAAAAAAGTTTTTGAATTCTTCTTTGGCATCCAAATCGCAGCGATTTCCATTTCGGAATCACATACCTTACGAAATATGGACTCTTGGAATGGGCGCAATACAACAGGCTTGCCGGTCTGTGGACCGTCTCCGAATGTGAGCCGATTGGCCAAGCGAATTACTTGGTCAGCCGAGCATCGACTTGAGGAGTTGCTCTGCATTTGCTTCATCTCGATCAGTGCTCTTGATTCGCTTCATCGAAAGCGGGGTCATCCCAAAACGATTCATTAGCTCATGGATTTGCACTTCGACTTGGTTGAGTCGCGTGTAAAGCGGATGTTTTCTTAGTTCTTTGTTTTGACCTGGCATGAGGCCCGTCACCTCGTCAGAGGTTTGCTCGATGTCGTCAGTGATTTGGTCGCGCTCTGCATGCAACTCACAGAGCATGCCTAACGATTTGCTGTAGGCATCATTCCACGGAACGCCAAGCGTTGGCATTAGCGCCGTCCAGTAAGCAGCGGCGGCGGGTTTCAGTCGGGCCTTGACGAAATCCGATAGCTGGGCAGAGCTTTGGGGATGTTCGTCGTCACCGTCATCACCAACGAGTTTTAGATGTTCTGGAGGCTCAGGCATGATAAACCTCCGGGTAACGGTCTTTGTCCTCGACTGTCTTGAAACCATGACAACGCCTGCAAAGCGCTTGCAGATTGTTCGGGTCGAATCGCTGCCCGCCGGCAGCAAGCGGAACGATGTGGTCAACGATGGCTGATGGAACTGAATTGCATCGCTCACAAACCGGATGACGTCTGCGATAGCGCTGGCTAACCCGCTGCCACTGCCCGGTATATGCTCGGGCTCGGTCGCGAGCCTTGGCCGATTTGCGTATTGGTTGTTTTAGAATCGCCATATATTTTTTCCAAAACACCGCATAAAACAAGAAAGTGATGACGTGTGGTCTCCATCAGAGACCATCCTGCACAATTCGAGCCCCCCCTATACCTTTCCTGCTTTGGCTACTCTTGAGAGGCTTAGAGTGAGATCTAAAACTCCACCACCTGTCACTTGAAGACGGACATATCGCCCGGCAGCGAGATACAAAGGAATGGGATCGCCTTGATCGTTAACTGGTATGCCATTGGCACTGAGGACTATCTTGGGCAATGGGGTCCAAACGCCGTTGCCATCCTGGGCAAATGACCATTCAGCGGTGACCGTAGCACCGCCCCAAGTACCAGCACCAAACATCTGTAATAGTCCGCCGGGCCATCGTTTCCCATCTTCATCACCGGAACTATTAGCCGTGATTGATGGAATATGTATGACGTCTTGTGTTCCAAATGCCAT